AATCAAAATACTTAGAGATACGAACGTCGATAGTCTAGCAGCCACCTTTTATGCTGGATCTTCAATTAAGTCAGAAGATCTAAATGACAACTATACTCAAAACTTATACAAAACCCAAGAGGTAGGAAACAGGTACTTCAGTAACACTGGTGGAACCATGACTGGAGACCTAACTCTGGGTGAAGATGTAACACTGACTTTTGAGGGTGCTACAGACAACGCAAATGAAACTAAGTTAACTGTAGCTGACCCTACAGCAGACAGAACAATTACTTTACCTGACACTACAGGTACAGTAGTAACAACAGGAGACACAGGCACAGTTGCTACAGGTATGATAGCAGCTGATGCAGTAAACGGAACTAAGATAGCTGATGACTCTATTAACTCAGAGCACTATGTTGATGGTTCTATTGATACTCAGCATATAGCCAACTCACAAATTACAACTGCTAAGATAGCTGACAATAATGTTACAACTGCTAAAATAGTAGATGCTAATATTACTGGTGGATCATACTCTGCTGCTGACATTACAGTCGATGCACAGGGTAGAATTACAGCTGCATCTAATGGAGCTATTGCAACCAGTGAAATAGAAAATGGAGCAGTAACTACAGGTAAACTAGGAGCTGATTCAGTAACTGGAGCCAAGATAGCAGATGACTCTATAAACTCTGAGCATTATGTAGATGGATCTATAGATACTGCACACATAGCAGATAGACAAGTTACAGCCGTTAAAATAGCAAACAATACAATTACAGAAAATGAGTTAGCAGCTAACGCTGTCCATACTGTAAGAATAGTAGATAGTGCTGTAACTACACCTAAGATAGCTGGAACTTCTGTTACAGATGCAAAGCTTGCTTCTAACTCTGTTACAACATCTAAGATTACAGATGCTAACGTAACAACTGTTAAAATAGCTGACAGTAATGTAACACTTGCAAAGTTAGCTAGTGATTTAAAACAAACAACTATTTCAAATAGTGATACCCAACTTCCAACCTCTGGAGCTGTTGTAGACTATGTTGCTGCACAGATTGCACCTATCGGAGGTCTAGAAGTTATAGCTACAGATGCAGCATTTCCTAACACACAACCCGCAGCTGGTGTTGTAATTAGTATAGCAGATGCTGGTGGTTTAGTAGTTAATGGATCTGGTGTATCAACTACAGGTAGAACTGTAGGTGGTAGTACTGTAACTATTAACGGAATTAACTCAGCTTTTAACAGTTCAACTGTTGATGCTGGTGTTTCATTTATGGTAAGTTCTACTGGTTCAAGTCAGACATATAACTTCCATAAAGCTACACTAAAAGAATCAGATATACTTAACTTAAGTAACGACATCAACGACTTTGGTAATAGGTATCGTGTATTTTCTGGTGAGCCTTCATCTAACAATGATGACGGTGATTTAGTATGGGATACGAATGCTAATAAAATGAAAGTGTATGATGCTACGGCATCTGCATGGACAGAAGTAACATCTACTGGAGATTTTAAATATTTATTCTTATGTCCAGCTGGTGGAAGTGGAGCACCTACACTTAATGGTAGTATCGCTACATATGACTTACGTGAAAGCAGTAACTCAGGTTCTGCCGCTAGTGTAACAAATGCAGCTCAATTACTTGTAAGTATCAATGGTGTCGTCCAGAAAGCTAATACAGGTACATCTGCTCCGGCAGAAGGCTTTGCGTTAGTAGATAGTAATACTATTGTATTTGGTGCAAATTTAGCTAGTGGAGATTCTGTATTTATAGTACAGATAGGATCTGCTGTAAGTATTCCTACACCCGGTGATGGTACAGTTAGTGCAGCTAAGATTGCTTCCGGAGCAGTTACTACAGCTAAGATTGCAGACGATGCAGTCACAGCTGCGAAGATATCTAATAATGAAGACTTTACAATTAACTCTTTAACAGTTGGTAAAGGTGCAAACTCTGTATCACATAACACTGTTCTTGGAGAATCTGCTTTAGATGCTGCTGTTACAGGTAATAATAATACTGCTATTGGTAAAAGCGCATTAACAGCAAATACCTCTGGTTCTGGAAATACCTCTGTAGGGGCGCATACATTAGATATAAACTCAACTGGAAGCAATAATACTACTATTGGACAAAGTAGTTTAGGTAGCAATACAACAGGAGCAAATAATACAGGTTGTGGTTGGGGTTCATTAGGACAAAATAGTACGGCAAGTTGGAATACAGCCGTTGGATATAACTCATTAGGGGCAAACACAACTGGAGGATTTAACACAGCCGTAGGGTCAGCAAGTTTAGATGCAAACACAACTGGAAATTATAATACTGCGTTGGGATATGCTGCGTTAACTGCAAGCACTACAGGCAATCAAAATACCGCAGTGGGTCTACAAGCTTTGGAGGCCAACACAACTGCAAGTAATAATACGGCTATAGGCTACCAAGCTCTTAATATAAACACAACTGGTGCGAGTAATGTTGCCATTGGTGATATGGCAATGAGAGATAATACAACAGCTAGTGACAACACTGCTGTAGGTAGAGCTGCATTACATGTAAATACAACAGGTGCAAATAATACTGCTATAGGCCGTGGAGCTTTGGCAAATAGCACAACTGCATCAAACAACGCTGCCGTTGGTAAGTCAGCTTTAAATGCAAACACAACTGGTCACTCAAACGTAGCTGTTGGTAAAGATGCTTTAATAGGAAACACAACAGGAACTGCCAACACAGCTATAGGAGCTGATTCACTAGAAGCTAATACAACTGGAGCGGAAAACGTAGCCATAGGGAGATATAGTCTTTTTAACAATACAACAGCAGATAGTAATACAGCAGTTGGATTTCAGTCTGCTTTCGCCAACACAACAGGTACAAGCAACGTAGCTGTTGGTACAGATGCTTTAGGTGCAAACACAACTGGAGCTGAGAATACAGCCGTTGGAAAGGGTGCTTTAGATGCCAATACCACAGCATATTATAATACTGCGGTTGGACATGCTGCTTTAACTTCTAGTACAACTGGAGAGAAGAATACTGGAATAGGAGATAGA